TCTGAACGCATTTGCTGGCAGGGCTCGGACGTGTCGCGACACCTAAAAGGGCGGTGAGGGTCTTGGCGCTGCCGATGTGTGCGCATTGCGGTGTCAAGCCGGTGCCGTCTGCGCGGGCAACGTACTGCTCGGGCGGCCACGCTCAAGCGGCTCGTCGAGCTCGGGCGCGGGTGGGTGAGGTCGCGTCGCTGCCGCTGCGGTCTGATGCACCGAACGACGGTGCGGCGGTGAGCACTGAGGCGCTGGTGAGGGCTGATCTCGAGGCTGGTGGCCGGTTGGCGACGCCGCTGGGGGGGATGGCGATGCAGCTTGCGCGGCGGGTGGATTCGGCGACGGCTGTGATGGGGTACGCGGCGCTGGTGAAGCAGTTGATGGACACGTTGGACCGGGCGATGCGGGGAGTCGCGGTCCGTACGGACGCGGTGGACGATTTGAAGGCTAGGCGTGACGCTAAGCGCGCAGCTGGTTGAGCCGGCGTTCAGGTCGTCGCCGCCGTACACGTCGACGTTCGGGCCTGAGGTCGCTGACCTGTGTGATCTGGTGGGGTTCGGCCCTGATCCGCAGCAGCGGCTGGGGCTTGACCTGGTGTATTCGCGGGCTGGTGGGCGGCATGCGGCGATGTCGGCGACGATTGTGGCGCCGCGGCAGAACCTGAAGACGGGCCTGTTGAAGCAGAAGGCGCTCGGCGACCTGTATCTGATGGAGGAGGAGTACGTCGTCTGGTCGGCGCACAAGTTCGACACGGCTCGACGGGCGTTCTTGGAGCTGAAGACGCTGATCGAGGGGTCGGAGTACCTGGCGCGCCGCACCGACCGGATCTATGAGGGCACTGGCACTGAGGCGATCGTTACCACGACGGGTGGCCGGTTGGAGTTCAAGGCCCGCACACACACCGGGTCGCGTGGTCTGGCAGTGCCGAACGTGTTCATGGATGAGGCGTTCTCGCTGCAGTCCCCGGCGATGGCGTCGCTTCTGCCGCTGATCCTCGCCCAGCCCGATCCGCATGTCGTCTACGCGTCCACTGCTGGGTTGGTGGAGTCGGACTTCCTGAGGTCGCAGCGGGACCGTGGCCGGGCTGGTGACCCGACGATGACGTACCTCGAATGGTGCGATGACCTGCCGGGTGAATGCGAGCAGCCCGAATGTAGCCACATGTGGGGGCTGGTCGAGGGCTGCCGGCTCGACGATCCGGCGCGGTGGCACCGGGCGATGCCCGCGCTCGGCGGGCGGGTGACGATCGAAGCGGTGCGACTGCTGCGCCGTGACCTGACCCCGGAAGACTTCGGCCGGGAGGTGCTCGGCTACTGGTACGAACCTGCCGGGGTCGCCGCGTCGCTCTCCTACGGGGACTGGGTGCGGCTCGAGGACCGGGAGTCCCAGCCAGCCTCAGGCATCGTGTTCGGCATCGACGTGACACCCGATCATGCGTGGTCGTCGCTCGCGCTGTGCGGTCGCCGCAAAGACGCGGTGATGCACGTCGACGTCGACGATGTGGACGGTCACCGCCGCGGCACGGGGTGGGTCGTTGACCGGTGCGCGGACCTGGTCAAGCGGTACAAGGGCGCGGTGTTCGCGATCGACGGCACCGGGCCGCCGGCGTCGCTGATCCCTGCCGCGCAAGATGCGGGGCTGCAGCTGATGGTCATGGCCACGCGTGACGTGATGAAGGCGTGCGGCCTGTTCGTTGATGCTGTCGCTGAGGGCACGCTGCGCCACCGCGGTCAGCGGCTACTCAACACAGCCGTGGCAGGCGCTCGGCCGCGGCCTCTGGGTGATGGCGGCTTCGCGTTCGGGCGGGCGAAGTCGGACGGGGACATCTCCCCTCTGAACGCTGCGGCGTTCGCGCATTGGGCGGCCGTAACCAACGGGTACGACCTCCTCAGTTCTGTGCGGTGAAAGGACATGACAATGGCGAAGATCTACCCAAGCCCGGACGCGTTCCCAGGGCAGCGGCCCGCTGGCTGGACCGGGCCGACGAACCCGGACACCCCGGCGTGGGCGTTGGATGCCGAACCGGACGCGAAGGACTACGACGTGCCACCGGACTCGGCGTTGATCCCGACTATCACCCCGGGGTCGAAGGCCGCGGATCAGGGCGGCACCGGGTCGACGAACGCGTTCCCCGGCTACCCGGGCACGCAGCCGGGTGGCGGCGCGGGGCGTGGCGGGGCGTACGGCCACGACGCGGGCGCGGTGAACGTGTCCACGCATTCGTCGACGTCGGGGTCGACGGTCGGCGGCATGCAGGTACTGAACGAACCGGACGCGTTCCCCGGCGGTAACCAGATCCAGGGCGCAGCAGATAGCACCGGTGAGACCGGGCCACGTCGTCTGCGCCGCGACAATAGCGCGCCCGGGACCATGCCATGAGCGGGCCGCGTACGTCGCCGACATCGGCGTTCCCCGGCGCGCCGGGGGTGCCCGGCGGGGTGAAGTCCGCCGACGCAGGCACGGTGGCGTCCTCGGTGGTCGGCAACAACGACTACCTCGAAGGCGGCCCCGTTGATACCCCCGTCCGGACGGCGTTCCCCGGCTACACCGGCGCGAACTGGCAGGACTACCAGCCAGGTGACGCCATGGTCGGTGACGAGCCGTGAACGACCAGCCCGGGCACGTGTCGGGCGGTATCCGTGTCTCGCATCCGGACGCGTTCCCCGGCGGCGGGCAGGGCGTCTAGCTCATGGGCCTGTTCCGGCGCGCTAAGACTGCTGTCGGTGAGCCGGGGATCCGGTTCGAGGACGACACGTTCTATGCCGCCGGCTCGCCCACGCCCCGGGAGTTGCGGGTGAAGTTCAGCGGCGGGGAGGAGCAGCGTTCGATCACGTCGCTGCCGTGGGACCGCGGCGGCCCTTTGCCGAACGCGCAGGTCGACACCGACCGCGCCCTCACCCTCGTCCCCGTCTACGCCGCCGTGCGGCTGCTCGCGGACTCGATCGCGTCGCTCCCTTTGCACTTGTACCGCCGCACCAACGACGGGGTGCGGAAGCAGCTCTCGGATCCGTCGCTGCTGGTGAAGCCGGAGATCAACGGCACCCTCTACGACTGGTTGCACCGCCTCGTCACGTCCCTTGCGTTGCGCGGCAACGCCTACGGCCTCGTCACCGCGAGAGACGCGTACGGCACCGCCACGATGATCGAATGGCTCGACCCCGACCTGGTGTATGTGCTGGACCGGGCGTTCGAGGGCCCGGGGTCGTTCCTGCAGCCGATCTGGTACTGGCGGGGGAAGCGGATCGACAAGTCCGAGCTCGTGCACATCCCATGGTTCACGCTGCCGTTCCGGGTCCTCGGCTACTCCCCGCTGCAGGCGTTCGCGATGACCGCGAACACAGGCCTCGCCGCGCAGCAGTACTCGAACGACTGGTTCGCGTCCGGGGGTGTGCCGCCGGGGAAGTTCAAGAACTCCGCGAAGACGGTCGACGAGTCCGAAGCGAACGCGATCAAGCAGCGGCTCGTGAACTCGATCCGCCGCCGGCAGCCGCTGGTGTACGGATCGGACTGGGATTACGACGCGATCGCGACGCCGCCGAACGAGTCGCAGTTCATTGAAACGCTCAGGTTGACGGCCAGCCAGATCGCCGCTATCTACGGCATCCCTCCGGAGATGATCGGCGGCACCACCGGCACGTCCCTGGCGTACACGACGGAGGAGCACCGGGCGCTGGACTTTGTCACGTTCGCGCTGCAGCCGTGGCTCGCGAAGATCGAGGGGGTCCTGTCCGGGCTGTTCCCCCGCCCGCAGTACATGAAGTTCTCCACCGACACCCTGATCCGGTCCGACGCGTTGACGCGGCACCAGATCTACAAGCTCGACACCGAGATCGGCCTGCGGACCGCGAACGAGATGCGGGCCGCGGAGGACTGGCCGCCGCTCGCGACGCCGCTGCCGGCGCAACTCCCCGGTCACGAACTCACCGAACCCGGCGGCTCCCCACCCTCAGCACAGCCCGGCGTGTCACCGGCCGCACCGCAGACACCGTCACCGAACGGCACCGCCCCCTCCACCAACGGCCACCGCGACTGGGATCTGCAGTTCCACGACATGCCGGAGTTCGACCCGGCCCGGTCAGTCGGCACCCTCACCCACCCGGCCGCCACCGAGCAGCTCATGCATTACTGGGCGCACGGCGAAGGCGCAGCGAAGATCGGCTGGGGTGTCCCCGGTGACTTCAAACGGTGCGAAACGCACCTCGGGAAATACGTCCGCCCCGACGAGCTCGCCGGGTTGTGCGCGAACCTGCACCACGAAGCGCTCGGCGTGTGGCCCGGCAAAGAACACGGGCACTAAAAGGAGCAGCGATGACGACCCCTGCCAAGCCTTACGGCGACGTGCCCTACGCCGATCCAGGCTATTTGGACGTGGACGGCAACCAGGCATCCAAGAGCGGCAAGCCAGGGAAGAAGCGGTACCCGCTGACCGCGGACAAGGTGAAGGCCGCCTGGTCGTACATCAACCAGGCCAAGAACGCCGGCCAGTACACCCCGAAGCAGCTCGCCAACATCAAGGCGAAGATCCGCGCAGCGATGACGAAACACGGCCATGACGTCATGGCGCCCAGTAGAAGTCTCGAGACAGAGGACGATGGCATGGACGCTTCCGAGCGGCGCTACACCCCCGGGCTCGTCGAGGTTCGCCGCGTCGAGGGGAAAGCCTCTCGGATCAGCGGATACGCGGCGGTCTTCGACAAGCCCTCCCGGAACCTCGGCGGTTTCGTCGAGGTTGTCACCCGGTCCTTCTTCGACGAGCCCCGCGCCAACGGGTGGCCCGACGTGCTGTGCCGGTACAACCACGACGATAACTACCTGCTCGGCACGACCCCGCAGACGCTGACCCTCGACATCGACTCGGTGGGGCTGCGGTACGACGTCGAGCCGCCGCAGGCCCGGGCCGACGTGATGGAGCTCGTTGACCGCGGCGACGTGAAGAAGTCGTCGTTCGCGTTCCGGAAGATCGAGGACGACTGGACGACCAGCGAGCAGGGCTACCCGCTGCGGAAGCTCGTCATCGGCGAACTCGTCGATGTCGCCCCGGTGAACCTGCCCGCCTACACCGAGACCTCGGCGAAGATGCGGTCCCTCGAGTTCGCGTTGCGGTCCCTCGCGGACAAGGTCGACGCCGACATCGAAGAGGTCCGCGCCGCAGCCGACGAGAACGACCTGCGACGGTTCCTCGTCCGCACCGACCCTCGCGGCAAGCCGAAGCCGAAGCTCATGTTCGGCCCGGCTGCCCTCGTCTCCCTGCAGGGCCTCCGTGACTCCTGGGACAACGAATAGCCCCTGGACTGCAAGCGGGACAACGGCGTCGTAGTCGTGTCCATCTGTTAGGCGACACCGGAAGCGCATCCGCGGTCGCACCTTCAGGCATCCCCCAACACTGAAAGGCGGACCCCGCCATGCCTGGTGCAGCTGTGATGAAGCTCCGTGACTACCGGCTCAAGGTCTACAACGACCTCCGCGAGCTCGCCGAGCGTGCCGCCGATGAGAACCGGCAGTTCACCGGTGAGGAGCAGTCCTCCTACGACTCGATGAACGCCGAACTGACCGCGGTCGACAACCGGATCAAGTCGATGCTCGCAGGTGAGCAGCGCGAAGCCGACGCCGCCGCCTCGTTCGACAAGCTCGCCGGCAAGCCGGTCGAGAAGGCCGACGCTCCCGGCGCGGGCGGGGAGCGCCAGCAGAAGACCTCAGCCGAGCTGCGGAAGTTCCTCCGCGGCGAAGGCGGACGCAGCATCGACATCCTCCCGACCGGCCCGGTCGAGTCCCGCGTCCTGTCGAAGCTGACAGCCGCGGCCGGCGCGAACGTCGTCCCGACTGACTTCTACAACCGGCTCGTCGCGCACCTCATCGAGGTCTCCGCGATCCTGCAGGCATCCCCGACGGTGCTGAACACCACCGGCGGCGAAGCGGTGCAGATCCCGAAGACGACCGCCCACTCCACGGGTGCGGCGATCGTGACGGAAGGTAACACGATCGGCGGCACCGACCCGACGTTCGGGCAGCTCACCCTGGGCGCGTTCAAGTACGGGCTGCTCATCCAGGTCTCCCGGGAACTGCTCTCCGATGAGGGCGTCGACATCGAGGCGTATCTGGCGATGCAGGCTGGCCGCGCGATCGGTAACGCGTTCGGCGCGCACATGGTCACCGGCGGCGGCACCACCGTCCCCCGCGGTGTCGTCCTCGACGCCACCAACGGCAAGACCGGCCTTACCACTGGCGTGTCCGGCGCGTTCATCGCGGACGACCTGATCGACCTGCACTACTCGGTCATCGCCCCGTACCGGGCGTCGCAGTCCTGCTATTGGGTGATGAAGGATTCGTCGCTCGCGACCGCACGGAAGATGAAGGACACCACGGGGCAGTACCTGCTGCAGCCCTCGCTGCAGGTCGGCATGCCGGACACGATTCTCGGCAAGCCCGTCCTCACCGACCCCAACGTCGCAGCTGTCGCCACTTCGGCGAAGTCGGTCCTGTTCGGCGACTTCTCGCAGTACTTCGTCCGCCTCGCGGGCGGGGTCCGGTTCGAGCGGTCCGACGATTTCGCGTTCTCGACGGACCTGGTCACGTTCCGGTGCCTGCTCCGCGCAGACGCCGCGCTCGTCGACCTCACCGGCGCCATCAAGTTCTTCACCGGCGCCGCGACCTGATCCACGCGGGAGGCCCTGCTCCGGTGGGGCCTCCCGCAACACCCCTGCACCAACTGACAGAAGGAGAAGGCACCGTGAAGGTGAAGATGCTGGTCGACGTCACCGGAACCCGCGGTGACGGTCAGCCGTGGCCGCCCCGAGGCGAAGAGGTCGAGGTCCCCGATGGCGAAGGCGCCGACCTGATCAAGTCCGGGATCGCCGAAGGTGTCGCAGAGAAGAAGGACGCGAAGGTCGAGAAGGCCACACCCGCGTCGAAGGCTGAGACCCGCTAGCCATGTCCTACGAGACCCCGCGGATCATCCAGGCGTCCGGCGCGCAGACACCACCCGGTAACTCGGCCATGTTCGGGGTGCCCGCGGGGTCGAGTATCGCGGTGTGGGTGTCCGTCACCGCTGTCGGTACGACGATCACGTTCTCGCTGCAGTGGTCCGACGACGGCGGCACGACGTGGGCGGCTTCGGACCCGGCGGACGTGTTCACCGCGATCACCACGAATATCGCCGTGGTGAAGACGTTCACGGCGAAGGCGCCGACGTGTCGGCTGGCATGGGTGGGGACTTTGGCGTCGACGTTCGAGGCCCGCATCTACGAAGTGGGCGCCTGACCGATGCCCCGGTACGCGCTCCGGCCAGACGGTACCGGGGCTGGCCCGATCACGGTGTCGACGACCGTGACGACCACGGCGACAGGTGCGCCAGTGGACGCAGGCAGCCTGAAACTGACCGTCCGCAAACCAGACGGGACATCGCTGCCGGACTACACCTCACCAGCGCACGACGGGACGGGCCTGTACCACCAAGACATCCCGAAGACGGATCTCCTCCTGGCCGGCCATTACTCCTACGTGTGGACCGTCGACGGGGCCGGGGCCGGTGTCTCACCAGGCGCGGCGAACTTCGACCTGTTCGACCCGTTCGAGGCCTCCGTCCTGCCGTTGAGCGACGCGAAGGCGATGCTCAACATCGTCGCCACCGACACCACCGATGACGCCGAGATCATGCGGAAGATCGCGACACTCGAGGCGAACATCGAGCGGTACACCGGCGGCCCGATCCTGAACCGGCCCATCACTGAACGGGTCGACGCGTCGGACTCCCCTTGGGAACTGCGCTTCCTGAAGCGGCCTCTGGTGTCAGTCACGTCGGTCACCGACCTGTCGACGGGCCTGGCGGTGGACCTGACCGACACTGAACTGGACACGAACTCGGGGTTCGCCCGCCGCAAGAGCGGCATGCCCTACGTGTCCAACGGCGGTGTCTTCACCGCCGTTTACGTCGCCGGCTGGGGCACCGCCGTCCCGCCCGGGATCGAGGAAGCGGCAGCGGTCATCCTGCAGCACCTGTGGATGACGCAGCGCGGCGCCGCGCTCGTCGTTACCACCGGCGGGGCCGAGACCGTGACGCTGCCCGGGTTCGGGTATCCCGTCCCCGTTCGGGCAGCTGGCGCTCTCGCCCCCTACGCGAGAGTCGGCGCGGTCGCATGAGCTGGGGTTCGACGGTCCCGGCCGCTATCACCGCGCTCGCCGCGACGCTCCGCACCGGCATGGCGCCGGTGTCGGTGCGTGACGGCGCGACCGTCACCGACTCGTGGGCACTCGAAGCTGTGTCCGTCGCGTACCAGACCGAAGACCAGGACGCGGTCGAAATGGCGTACACCCGGTACACGACGGCGGCGGACCTCGAGGAATACACGATCAACTGTGCCGTCCATGTCCTCGCCGGCCGGGACCTACCCGCAGCCCGTGCCCGCGTGTTCGTGCTGCTCAACCAAGTCGGGACGCTCATCAAAGCCAACCGGCACCTCGGGCAAAACCCCGACGGAACAGACGTAGTGATGGAGTCGTGGGTCAGCTCCGGGTCGCTGCTGACGCAGCAGACCGATAACGGCCCTGTCGCGACCATCCTGTTCGCCGTGACCTGCCAGGCCGAGACCACTGAGTGAGGGCTGATGGATAAGTCGTTGAGTGACGCGATCGCGGTCGCGGGCCACTACGGGCTGACGGACGGGGAGATCGCGTCGGCTGTGGAAGCGGCGAC